GCCGAAAACAAGCTTTACATCTACAAATTTAAAGTGGTGTAGATGCTGTGTGCACGTCACACAGCACGGCAGTTCAAAAGTATCCCTACAGATTATACTGCTGAGGGTCGCAGTACAGCGCAGCTCACATGGGCGTGTCAACAAGCGTGAGATGCCTGGTCAGTGGGCTACGAACCCAGGAACCAACGACAACTCTCGCCAAACGTTGTGACACGACAGAAATGTCAGCAGGTGAGAAAGAGTAATGGTGCATATAATAGAGCCGGAGGCTGGATAAATCGGGAACGAGAGATCCAGCAACGGCAATTTTATAAGGATTGCGCTCAACTTCATCAATGACTTTACCATCGCCAACCGAACGTAAAACAGCGGTTGAGAGGGCCTTAATGATGGGATCATAATGGCCGAGCATGTTAAGGGAATTGCAAACGCCACGTGCCCAGGCATACTGGTTACAAGTGGTACGATTGACAGGATCCCAAAAAGCGCGGGCAATGATTTTCCCAACCTTGGGAAAGAGCACAAAAGTATCACCCACCGGAAGAAAGCGCGAAGAACAGAACTCAACGTCCAGAGGGTTAATTCGGACGGATATTTCGGTTTCCATACCAAAGCGGGCGTAGGCGGCTTTGAGTCCTTCAATGCCACCAAGACGATCAAGTTCAGATTGGGTGGTGACAGTGACACTGTCATCACCACAAATGATAGTACTCCAATTGCCGTTAACACCATGAATGAAAGTTTTCATGAGTGCATTGGCAAAAGTGTCAGCAAGAGAAGTGTCCGGCCAGCCGGATTGCATGGTGTAGGGCACACGAATGCGGGTGCCTTCAAAGAAGGTGCCAGTTGACATTTTCCGGTACAGCATGCGTCGAACCTTATGAGGGAGCATAGCCCGGTAAAAATAGTCAATGGCATCAAAGGCACCACGGCCCATATGAAGGTCAAAGCGGGATTGGTCGTCTTCAATAATAACGACGCGGTCTCCTTTAGGGACAGAAATGTCCTCAAGAGCACGTCGAAAAGCATCCCCGACCTGCTCAGCATTGAGACCACACGTGTAGACAATCCGCCCTTTACGCTGTTTACACCACTCCTCAGCCATAAGCTTGGCAAGCGGAACGAGCCATCGTCCGGCATGATAAGTAAGCTCCTCAGGACAGCCGGAAATGACGCGCGGAACAGTGTTTTTCCCACCTCCGCCGACAACCTGGGCTGCCTTCTCGACTTTGAGGAACATTTTAGCCTTCTGCTTACGTTTCATCTCACGCCGTTCAGCGTGAAGTTGGAGCATTGCACGCTTCTTGTTGCCAGCATACCGGTTGACCCAAAGGCCAAAGGACATGGAACCAGGTTTGCCACCAAGTCGTTTAACAAGATGGTCGATGACATGGCGCATGGCTTGCCAGTGGTCAAAGACCTCCTCTTCACGCCCTTCTTCAGCGTAAAGGGGAATGTTCTTCAAAATGCGGCTACACACAGCAAGTTCAATGTTGTGCGAGCACTGCCTGTCAACCTTCTGGATGATGTCATCAAATCGGACAAGAGCACGAGTTCCAAAGGTGGCTTCACAGTGCGGTTCAGCCATAATGTAACTACCCTGGGTCATAATCTCTGGGAGTTTCGTCTCAACATGACAAAGACTGGCAATCTCATGCGAATGAATGTGATCCTGAACTTGAATGATGGAAAGTTGCCACTGTGGTTTCTTGACAGCAATGCACATAAGGTTCCAAAGGCCATGCAGCAAAACACCAGTCGCCGGGCCTTGGGTCCATAAGAAGAATTGAACAATTGACCGGAGGAAGACGTCCCGAAAGCGGACGTCTCCCTGTTTGGAAGACTCATGGAGGGAGAAAAGCACAGAAGCGAGCATGGCAGCAGAGGCAGCAGGCAGAATGAAGGGGGCAACAAGTGGTATCGCAATGCCAGCAACATGGGTGGCAAGAACCCCAGCAAACCATTTGAAAACTTCCTCACCGAGTGCACTAAAAAGAGTGCGGGCACAGCGGCCCAGTAAATTGCTAGCACTAATCAAGTTAGCACGGCCAATCTCGGTGTGTCGAACGGACCCAGCAGGAAGTGCCTCTGCACGTGCAGCAGCAAGGCTACGATTAGACTGCTCGTTCTGTTCATCAATCTTCTCATGGAGGAAACCAGTGTCAAGGCCGCGTAATCCCCGGATGAGCGAGACAACGAAATCAGTCTTGATTTCAACACCAAAGACAACAGTCGGTTGTGGTTGGGTGGTGGCCCTGCTGTTGGCGGCCCGCTGCCGACAGATCATGGAATTAGCATAGCAACGAGCAAAACGGTCAAACATTTGAGCCTGAATGGCATGGACCCAACTCTCCCCCTCACACGCAACATCCCAGAGGCCCTCAGAACGGGCATAAGATGCTAAAAGTTTATGGGCGGTCGCAGTAGCCTCAGGACTGTCGTCAGTACCACATCGAGCGACAACGGAAACAACAATCTTATCGATGATGATGGAAACCTCATCAGTGATCTGTCCACGCTGAAAATGGGTTTGAATAGGTAGCGACTTATTCTCCCACAAGGCATAGGGGGCAGCTTGATCACGACTGTCGTAGATAGGCACAACAGGCGGCGGCTGATCCGCTTCACCAGGCGCAGGAGGAGGGAGTGGTAGCCCAAATAGCTGCCGGAACCAGTGCTCAATGCGACGCCGAAGATCAAGAGGGCGGGCAAAAGGCGGAGGGTGTGCAACAACTGCAGGTGCCACGGGTGCCACAACAGGCACGACGGCAACAATGGGCACAACAGCGGGTGCAACAATGGGTATTGCCGGTGGGACGGCAGGGATGACAGGGCCAACCACAACAGGTGGTGGTGCAAGATGCACAAGAAAAGGCATGTCATCATCAGTTTCATCGTCATTATCCTGCCAGTCCGCATCATCCTCACTAACGGAGCGGGCAAGTGCATCCCAGCAATCACCCTCTGGGTGCTCATTATGGCATCTGGCACAAAGGTGAGGCCCGTGCTTTTCATCATCACTGCTCACGGCTGGTGCACTCGGAACAGCAAGAACAGCCGGAGGGATGACGACAGCATCAAGGGATGCAATTTTAGCAGCTTGGAGGGCGGCACGTCTTGCAAGACGACGACGTTTACGCGCCGCCTTCCTCTCAGCAGAGACGTTCTTAAGTTGTCGGTCGTCCTTTTCCTCCTCAACATCAAGCACTGCAAAAACATTGCCACAACCACAATTAATGTTGCGACAGAATTGACAGAAATGGGCGTCTTCCTGTTCACAGACGCAAGGGCGCTGTCGGCAGTCACCGCAGTGGACACGAAGAGCCACCGGCATGCAAGGCAAGCCAGGCACGTGAACACAGCCGCAAAAAGCACAGAGCACAGCGGGTTTAAGCGCCTCAGGACGCACAATGGGCGGTCGCCTAGGACCTTCACCCGGGTACCCACAAGTGCTGTCAAAACAGGTGTCAAGATAATCAGCAAAAGCGATCTCAGTATCATCTGGTGCATCATAACCATTAAGTTGCAACCGTCGAATGTGACGAACAAAATACGCCTTATAGGCGCAGATGCTGAGACCATGCTGCTCGTAGACCTCCCACGAGTGTTGATTAAAATAAAAGTCACGGTAGTAAAGACGCCTACGGAAACTACACTCAATGTAACGACCAAAGCCTGGGTCATCACGTTCCGCTTCAGCAGCCTCGGCGTCATAATATTCAGTACACGCCCATGTGACCTCAGTGGGCATCCTTTCATAGACCCCACCACAAGTGAGTCTATTGCCAACAGGCATGCCGTCACAGTTAATACTACCATGTAGCGAACAAGGCCCCTCACCTTGAAACCCAGTAGTCGGGTTGAAATCTTGGTGCTTTGATTTGAGGGATTTCACAAACTTGAGATCACGTTTGCAGCCAGCATTGGCCTCCTTGTTGCGGCGGGCAACACGCATGTCACGAGCGTGCTCCCAACGATCCTCGGCCTCTTCAAAAACTTCTTCATCTTCCAGCTCGGGGGGCGGACCCGCGATGAAAGCGGCAGTGGCAGCAGCTCGGCGCTTATAATTCACCTCCTGCAAAGGTGTGGTGCGCCTCAAAGGGGCAACGTGTTTATCAACAACTACACGAACCCAACACTCACATGCGCCTTCACACAGGCCACATGCTTCAGTTGGTCGAGTAATCCCAGAAACAACTGGGGGGCGCCCTCGACGGTAGCGCGCGCGACGCTCTCTACGCGAGAGTTTCGGAATTGATTCAACATATCGAAATCCTTTACTGTCCGGGTGCTTATCCGAGTCTTTCAACACAGACTTACCAATTTCAGAGGGTGGCGTAAGCCGTTTCTCTTCAAGCTCCGCCTCCAAATAGGAGGCGGAAACAATTGGACGTGCCATTATTTTTGCAGGGGTGCCTACTGGTGAAACACCGTCGGGCAACCCCTGCTTCCATCAGAACACTAATTATGCACGCTAGGTAACTCCCCACAACTCAGGTCGTCATGGCTGGAGGCCTTGTACACACGAATGTTGCCCGGCTTGGCAGACATAACCATGTGCAGTATAATGTGTAACGCTTTCGCGCACACACCCCGCTAAGGCAAAAGGGGCTATGCATCTCAGCTCGGCAGTCTTAACAGCGCTGCCGTATCGCCAATACACGCGAGTGCTGGCTAACGTCGGTAATGAAAACAATACGAATAGTACAAACAAAAGACGTGACAAATTTTCGCAATCTATATTTGTTTAGGGTATTTTCAAGAGTTTAAAAGGCAATGAGGAAGTGAGAGACCAAAACGGCTCATGGGTAATAGCACAAGTTCTATATTCGAGAAGTGGGTGAAGCGTGGACAAAGCAGGGGCAAAAGCCCGAAAGCAGTGATATCCAACGACAACCAGCACAACCAGAAAGGGGAAATTAGGCTAAGATGACACCCAAGAATTGGAACAGACACAACCACAAACAAAAGGGAAAATCAGGCAACAAGAGCCACGATTTTCTCAACATCACTAATGCCGGCAGGAATACTCTTCGGGACAAGCGATTGCGCTTCCTTGGAGAGTTCATTGGCCATAACCTGCCAAGCGCCAGTCGGCGCAGAGGTCTGGCGCGCCAATGCGGTATTTTGAGCTGCAGATAGAACACGCATGGCACCAGCACGGTCATCATGGTTGACGGTTGCTGACGCCTGGGAAGACTGCCCTGCGTATTCACAGTGAGCGATCACCTCAATTTCCATGAGTTCACCAGGGACCCCGGTGAAAATCACCCCAAAAGTTGGGGCTCCAACATGGTGTGTGGCAATCACATCAGTATACTCGGCGCCACCGAAGGCAACAAACCGTTGTTCGCCCTGGGAAAAAGGCCAAAAGTAATTTGTAGCAGCTACGCCGATGTTGGATTTCTCCTCAGCGTCAAAATCACGGAGCTCAACCTCTGAGTTCTCGTGTGCATGGTCATGAATCGTCTGCCAAGCGCGCCCGTTCTGCACAATAACGGTCTCGCGCTTGCTGCCCCACGTAACAGTGGTGGCAGGGGCATTATCAACACGTTGGACAGGATTATGGCGTTGATTGCGCCACAATAAGGTACGACCAGACATGTTGAGTGAAGTGCCAACGTAACGGATGCGCAATCCGTAACTGACAATTCGGGTAGACATCCGTGCGAAGAAATCGGCGTCGATCGCAACGGAAGAGGCGTGTGGAAAGGGAAGGTATCCACGAGTAACCCCCACAGCAGTAGTATTATCAGCAACAAGCACCTCGGCGTATGCATTGACAAAGGCATTGTCAGTGTAGTAAAATGCAGGCAAATCACTAAAAGGGGTAGGTGTAACAAGGACATATCCAAAGCCTGCCAAGCCAATAGGCGTGACAAAGCGAAGGTTAGCATGTGCCTTATGAGTAGCCATACCCCCAACGGGGATGCCGGCACCGCGCGCACCAACAGCAAAAGGGTCGGTGCAGGCAAGCGCATACTTGAGTGCATGTGCGGAAAGAGTGTTAATACGTTTCGGCAGCGCATTGTTGCCACGACGCCGTCGACGAAAGCGACGTGGTGGCTGAGGGGGGGGGGGGCGTCGTGCAATAGTCACGCGCGCATTAGTAATGCGGGTGGCCTGCACCTTACGACGATTGGTGCGGGGCTTAGGTTTGGGTTGGTTTTGTTTTGAAGTTCGTTTAGAAGCCATCAGAAATTTAAGGTGGGGACTTGATGAGTTCACCACCCGATGTTTAAATTCGCTATCCCAGCCGGGAGCGGCTTTGCCGAAGATCTCTCCTCAAACGGGCTTATAAAACTACACCTGCGAAGCGATGTAAGTTAGTAAGAAGGATACAAGGAGGTCGGCAGAACGATGTCAAAGTTCATTCAGTAGGACGAATCCTACCGGGGAGATCAAATCCCTAGGCAAGAGCCTTACCGTCAAATCAGCAACACACAAAGTTGCATTTTCAACCAGACGGCAATCAAGCACCCACACAAAGGGTGCAAGCATGTCCCTTGGTTACCAAGGACATGGCAAATTTGGGGGCC